TTCTAATCTTTGTTCTTCATTTTCAGAACTTTCTCTAATATTAATATATTCATAAAACCATAAATTATCATTATCTGATAAATTTAAATCTAATATATCTTCAATTTCTATATTTCTATCCATTGATAGTTTATCTAATTCATTTGTTTTATTTTCATAAAATTTGGAATTATTTTTTCTTTTTTTATTATTTGATTTTAATTCATATTCACTATCATCATCACTTATAAAATCGTCACTCATTTTCCTTTTTGATCGTCTTGATTTCAACATATTATTATTTAATAATTTAATAGTTAAGTATAATTAAATATTTTTATTGATGACCACCATAAGAATCTTTCACTATAGAATTAAAATTATTATCTTTATTTCCTAATATTTCTAATAAAACTTTTATTTTAGCATCAATAAATTCACCTGATTTTGGCAAATAATCATTAAAACAATCATTAATTTCTTTATATAATAATTTAATATCGTCTATAGACCAAATATGTTGAACTTTACTTGTATCAACAATACTTATAACATCATCTGTTTTTTCAGGAACATAAATATTTAATTTATCTGTATTTATATTTTTATAACTATCTTCATTAAATTTCTCACTACCTTTATTTTTTTTTAATCCATGATTATTTTTTTTATCAATATCATTAATTACATGTTTTATTAAGTTAATATAATATTGTATTGCTAAAACAACATTACCAGTTTTATACGTACCTTGAATTTTTTTTATACCATTACATGCAAATAAGGCAATATCTCTAAAAATTTTATAATTATCTGGATCTCCATTAATCATATACCAATCTAAATAATTAATAATCATATTATTTAAAACATATATATCTTCTTTACTATCACCAAATGCAAATCTAACAACTGATTGTTGGAAACATAGAACAGAATTACTAGGATCATCAATATAAATTCCATGATCCCTTATAATTAATTTTGTATTTTTACCTGAAAAATTTAAAAGAGCTAGTTTTACCATACTTGAAATAGGTTCTAATATTTGTTGTTTACTTGTCATTATATTAATAATATTATTAGAGAATAAAGTAATTAAATACTAACGTAATTCATTACTTATATTATATATTTATTCTGACATCATTTTAAAATATAAAGAATTATAAATTATATTAATTAATAACAATGGTATTACAATATTTATTCTAAATTTATCTGGGCTCATTAGATATAAAGCAATTGCTTGAACAAGAAATGATATAAAATATATTATAACTAAATTACATTGATTATCAGTTATAAAAAATAACTTTTTTATAAAATGTCTCATTATATAATTACTCGTGAAAAAAAATTATGTGTATAAATTAATGGATGAATTATTTATTGTATTTCCATTTTTACTATATTGTCTATATTTAATAAACTGATTAAACCCATCAATAATATTCTTTAATGTAATTTTTTTATGATATTTTTCTTCAGGCATGCTACAACTATGAGATATTTTACACTGTAAGAGAAGAGTTTCAACATCTCCACCAAAATATGGAAATGAATTTTTCTTCTCTACAAATAATTTATATAATTTTTTTTCATCGTCTCCCTCTAAAAATAATTCCCAATTACTTTCTTTAATTTTTAATTTAAAAATTTCAATTAATTCTAAAGGAGTGTAATTATTAATGTTATATCTAAACGTAAATCTTCTTTTTAAACCTGGATTTAAAGAAAATACACATCTTTCTAATTCTTTTTCATAACCTGCCATTATACATAAAAAATCTCTATTTTCAGTTAAATTTTGGTTTATAACATCAAGACATTCTTTAGAAAATGAATCCCTACCTTCTTTATGACCTAACGAATAAGCTTCATCTATAAACATGACACCTCCTTTACATTTATCAATCATTTCTTGTGTTTTTGCAGCAGTATGACCTAAATATTTACCAATAAGATCTGACCTTTTTACTTCATGAAAAGTTCCATTTGATAAAATTCCTAATTTAGAATATATTTTTCCTAAAATTTTTGCAAATTGAGTTTTACCAACACCAGGTGGTCCAGTAATAATTGTATGTAACATTTCAGAAGAATCTGGATTTTTTGAAAATGTTATTTGTTCATGAGATGCAATATTTTTATGAAAATTTTGTAAAAAAAATAATATCTGATTTACTATTTTAATTTTTATTTCTTTTAGACCTATCATATTATCCAATTCTATTAATGGTTCAACTATATTGTACACTTGTTCTAATTTAATATTTTTATACATCAAATTTGTTTTGAAATGATAAGATTTGCCTAATTCTATAAGATCCTTAATGTTTTCTATTTTATCTTTAGTATATTTTTTGCCAGATTCTTCATATTTTTTAGGTACATTTTTTCTTTTAAATTTTAAAATTGCATTATTATTAGGATCATTATTATTTATTGTTGGTGGTAATAAAAAAAATACATATTTCATTTTCTTTTTATCAATTTTATTATTCAAATTTAAATTTTTTTTATTTTTTCCTCCTTCTTTATCTTCATTTTTTTCATTTTCTTCATCATCATCTTCATCTTCATCTTCATAATCACTTTCACTGCTACTACTAGATGATTTATTTTCAGATGATGTACCTTCACTTGGAATTTCATCATTTTCTAAATCATCATCGTTTAAAATTTTACTACTTAAATCATTAAAAAAATCATCATTACTAATTTCAGAATATTTTCTCTTTTTATCGGTATTTTTTGACATTATATTTATATAAGTGTAAGAATCTTTAAGATATATTATAACTTTATATTATATTTCTTAATGAATTTTTCTTTCTCAATAGTTTTAATATCTTTTTCTTCAGCTTTAATAATTTTACTTGATTTTTTTCCATCTTTTGAAACATAGATTAATAATGTTGTATTATTAGATATGGTTGTTGTTACTTTCCCACCATTATCTACAATAAAATTTTCTAAATCTTCATTTCTAAATCCTGTAAATACAATAGTTTTATCTTTAAACAATCCTTTAGATTTTTCATTAACTTTATTTGGTTTTTTTTTATTAAAATCAGGAATAATATCTATTTCTTTTTTCATTAATTTAAGAAATTTTTTAAATTTATCTAAATTATTAACAAATTGTTGTGTAGTAATATCACTAAATCCATCTATTTTAGAAATTAATAAAAATAAGGAATTTTTCTCTCTAGTTAGTATATCAGAATATTTATCTGTAATTAATTTTATTTTCTTTATACCCATTCCTCTTCCAAATTGCAATGATGCTGTCATAAATACATCAATTTTACAATTAGAAATTTTCTTCTCAATTTCATTAGCTATTTTATTAATTAAAGCTTCACCAAATCTATCAATTTTATATAAATTTTCTTTATCATCAGAAATAAATGATTTTATTATTGATGCAATTGTTGTGTAATTATTAGAGAATAATTTTGTAATTATACCTTCACTCAAAAATTTAATTTTTAATGTTTTGAAAAAATGAATTGCTCTTTTAATACCAATTTTAATAGCAATTTCTTGTGAAGGATTTGAAACTATAATTTCATATTTAGTATCATTCCATTTATATTTATAATTAGGCATTTTCGGTTTATCTGCAGTTTTTACTACTTTTAAGATATATGGAATCACATCACCACTTTTAATTATATTAATAACTGCACCTGGTCCAATTTTATTATCTTTAATATATTTTGCATTATGTCCAGTTGCTCTTTCTATAGTAGATCCTCCTAAATTTACTGGTTTTATAATTACAGTAGGTTGAATATAGGCATACATTGTAGGTTCCCATTCAACGTCAACAACAGTTGCTTCTGAGATTTGATCATCTAATTTCATTTTAAAAGCAAATCCATGTTTTGGATTTCCTTCTTTATGTTTATAAGGTTTGGATGAATCAATACAAACAATACCATCGATCATATATTCACTATTTTCTCTTCTATCAAGGAAATGAACTTTTAAAGTATTTTCTAAATTAGATTTATCATCTAAATTAATATTTGATAATGTTAAATTCCATACACATTTTAAACCTAATTTATTAATTAATTCCATTTTTTCTTTTTGAGTTATGTCTGATGGATTAATAACATTATAAATTACTAACTCTGCCAATTTTGCTACATTTTCATCAAAATCAAAAACATCAGCATTAATTAATCCGGAAATTGTTGATCTTGCATTTTTAAATTTATCTTTTATTTTTTCAAAATTTTTCTTTGACATTATTATTTCTCCACGAATACTAAATTCATCAGGAAGATCGTCTAATGTTTTTTTCTTAATAAAATAATTAATTAAATGACTAATGTCTCTACCATATATACCATCACCTCTTGAATATAATTTGACTTTATTTTTTATTTTCACTAATTGAGCAGATACACCATCAAGTTTATCACTAATTACATACGGACCACTATATTTTTTTATCCATGAAGCAATTTTATTATTTTCAGGCTTAAATTTATCTAATGATCCCATAGGGTAGGGTAGTTTTATTTTATCTTTATTATTGATTGGAGCACCTATTTGTTTTAAAAATATATTATCTTTATCCTTTTTTTTTAAAATATCTTTTAACTTGTCAAATAAATTATCAGGTATTATTTCTGTATCAGAGTTAAAATACTTTTCTGTACAAAAACTTAAAAATTTGGATAATTCACTTGTACTTATGTTTTTAGAATAAGTTTCTGTATTATCAATAACATTTTGAATATATTTTTTATTAAATTTATTATTTGGCATTATTGTTCTATTTAATATTTAATAATTTATGTAATAATTAAATATTTTTCAATTTTTTTTTATAAATAAATATATATATATACATTAATCATGATATTTCATATGGATATTTAGTAATAATTTTAAATCCTTTTGACATTTTGGAATTTTCTAATAATATATTAGATATATCCAATAAATTATTAATTTTAAAAGAATTATCTAAATCTACATCATATTCACTTAAACTATTTTCTAGACCGATTTCATCATCATCATCACTTTCAATTTCATCATATGTTTCGTTAGTTTCTTCTTGTGAATCATTCATTTCTTCTTGCGAATCATTTATTTCTTCTTGTGAATCATTCATTTCTTCTTGCGAAT